AAAGTGAAAGTGAAAGTGAAAGTGAAAATTATATGATTATTAAAAGAAAAGTTATAAATATTTTAAATTTAAAGGGAAAATGTAATCTTGATATTGTATGTGAATTATATAGGATATTTGATGAATTATCTATGGAATGTTTTGATAGTTGTAAAGATAAACAATTGTTATGTTATGATCAATTGTGTATTAATTTAGATAGTATAAATGATAATATGTGTAATGTGTGTAATGTGAAAAATTTAACTTGTACAATATATCTTTGTGGTCTTTGTGATGTAGTTTATGAAATTTCTTAAGTGTATGTAGTTTCTGAAATTTCTGATTGATAAGTAAATTAGCTTTTGGTTAGTATGTCATCTATATTGGCATTTTCTAAATTTTTACTTGTAAGGAATAATTTTATATAATAATAGAATTGAAAGCAATTCATTACGAATAATAAAACAAGGATTGCCATAATTGTATATAGATAGGGTTTAATATTTTCAAATGCAATATTGATTATATTGTTAATTATGTTTGATAGGCGACGTTTATTTTTATCTTTTTCGCATTCTCGAAAAATAAGGCTAATAGTTTCAGTAGTAAGATCTCCGATAATAGATTTCATTAAATTATGAAAGCTCTTAATATATATTTATGAAATTAGATAAAAATTAAACCGCAAAATAAAAAAAATGAATAAAATATAAGTGTGTTCAATAGTATCAATTTTTTTATTAAATTATATTAAAAATGACGGAAACACAGGAACCAACTGTTATTACTTTAGATAATAAAAACTCTATACAAATTTTGACTCAATATGTTGAAGTAGCTCAACAAAAGGGTGCATATCTTTTAAATGAAGCAGAAATTTTAAAAAGAGCAATTGATGTGAGTGTTAATAATGTTCCCGATAATGAAATTGATACAAATTTAGCAAAACAATTGTTGATTCAAGGTGTAAACAAGGGTCAACGTCATGGAGCATATACTTTAAATGATGCGTCTTTATTAAGTAAAGTTGTTGCATTTGTGGCAAGTGGTGTTCAAGGTCAAGCACCTGCGGTGGCTACACCTGCGGTAGAATCTAATGCTACTCAAGACCATGTTCCTGTTTCAGAATTATTAGATGATTTATCTGAATTGGCTGAACCAATTCCTTTAAAACCCAAAGAAGTTTAAACTTTGTAAATTAAAATTTATTGTAAATAGTTTATTTTTAAGTTGTGTAAAACGATTTAAAAATAATTTAGATTTAGTTTCATAAATACATGTTTTTTGATTTAAACATTACTGATTATATTGTGTATCATATGAAAAGAGAAATCTTAAGTAGTGTAATTTTTGTAACTTTTGTATTTGGTGTTAATTACATATTGACACGTGTATTAAACGAAGAAGATAACAAAGAAGATAACAAAGAAGATAACAAAGAAGATAACAAAGAAGATAACAACAAAGAAGATAACAAAGAAGATAACAAAGAAGAAGGTGAAAGTGAAATACAAATGGAAGACTTTGAAAATACACCTGGTTACAATTTAGACAACAAACTTGAAAATACAGTTGAAAATACAGTTGAAAATACAGTTGAAAATACAGTTGAAAATACACCTGGTTACAATTTAGACAACAAACTTGAAAATACACCTGGTTACAATTTAGACAACAAACTTGAAAATACAGTTGAAAATACAGTTGAAAATACAGTTGAAAATACAGTTGAAAATACACAAATACAGATTTTGGATTCAGTTAAAAACGTTATAGAAAATGAAATAAAGGATGATATATTGACGATACAAAAGATTTTAGAAAGGAAAAAGTATTTGTTGAATTTGAATGAACGTTTATCAGAGATTAAATTAAAACTTCAGGAATTGCAGAATGAACTTTCAAGAAGTTAATTACATTACTTTTACACGATAACTTCCATTATAATCTGAGCTTGTTTTACTTAATAAAATACCAGAATTCTGTGGCCAAGTTATTTTTAAAAAAGTATTAGTACCCAAACCTGGTGCTGCAACGGTTCTAACAATATGAGCTTGTTGTGAACTTTCGCTTTTTGTAACGTGGAAAACACCAGATGGTCCATTAAATACTGAATTGCTTATAGTTATAACATAACTACCTTTAATATAATTTGATATGATTGAAGTGTTTGTATTTGTTAAAGTAACATTAGATATAACAATATCTAAATTATCAACGTATTTTTTTGTAGCGGCGTCTTGTAATGCTATTGGGTCAGCTACATTTGTAATATTTTGAATGACTCCTCCAGAACTTGTCATATCGAGTGAACTTTTTGATATATTACTATTTCCTATAGTAGAATTTGTAACATTAATATTTTGTACCTGGCCTCCATCTATAAAAACATTACCTTCTAAACACACTGACATTAAGTGTTAATTCTAAAATTACGATTTAAAAAATATTTAAGATTTACACGAATAAAAAACTGAAATTTAATTTGGAATTCAGGATATATACAATGACGTTTCTTAATAAGAGTGTTAATTATTCACAAACTAAGCTATTAAAATCTTCTATATTAGCTCCTTTATTAAAAAAGTATAATGAATTTGTATTACAGTCTAAGGGAAAATCTGTAGTATTAAACAAAGATGTTAATACTGGTATATCTTATGATTATATTATACCAAATAATAACAATAAATATTATTTGTTAGTAACAAAGAAAACACAATTAGAACAAACTAATACAAATTATAATATTTTATATTTTTTTCCAGATTCTTACCAATGTAATTTAGTAAAACCTGAAAATTCTGATTTTTATTTAGAAATTGACAATGTATTTAAAAACGATTTTTTATTAGAAGGTTATTTGTACAAACACGATGATAAATATGAATATTTATTAACAGATATTCTTCTTAAAAATAATAATGTTATAAACGTTGCATATGAATTACGAATGACTTTGTTAAATGAGATTTTATTAGAAATTACACGTGAAAAATTAAAACAACTAAATAACCATATGACTATAAATATTCATCCTATTTTTGATATGGAAAATGAAAACCTTGTATATATTTTCAAAAAAAATTTCATTTATAAAAATGAAATTTGTAGTGTAGAACGTATTTCAAAATTTGAAAAAACAAGATATATTGAACAAGCTTTTAGCGATACAACAATTTTAACTAAAAATATAACGACAACCAATTATACAGATGTATATAATGTATATAATTATACGTCAAATAATTTTGAGGGAATTTTATATATAAAAGGAATATCCCAATCAAAACATATGAAAGAATTATTTAAACAAAATAAAATACTGCATCTAGAATGTACGTATAATACAAAATTTTTAAAATGGCAACCAGACTTTTGATTTAAAAATAAAATTTATTTACAAATAAATGGAATCTCCAAATGAATCTTTAAACAACAACGAAATTACATTTTATATTTCTATAATATCAGGTATGTTGTTAACAATTAGTGAAGTTTTACCTTATATAAAAACTATTCGAGGTAATGGTATAATAGAACTATTGCTAAATTTTTTAGTAAAAAAATCAAGTTCAAATACAAGTTCAAATACAAGTTCAAATACAAATGCAAGTTCAAATGCAAGTTCAAATGATGAAAGAATTCCATTACTTACGGAATCTAATATATCTAGTCAAGTATCTAATTTTACAATAAATTCACCAAATATAACATTGACATTTAATTCTCCAAATGAAATTACAACAAAAATAACCGATGTATTGTAAAAAATTTGCTTTGGTTATTTTATAAAAAAATGAATAATATAAAATAATTTAAATAATCAAGATGTCTCGTAAAAATATCCAGAGATTGTGTGATTATAAAAGTTGTAAAAATTATAAATTGCATAATGAAAATCTTTGTCGTATACACAATCGTATACACAATAAGAAATCAATATCGTATTTTAACTTTTATTTTTTTTTGGTTAGCATAACATCTATATATTTATTGTTATCTTTTTCGGATAAAAAACTTGATAAAAAACTTGATAATGCATTAGGAGAATGTAGACGCAATGTTGGAAATGTATTAAACGAGTACACCGTTAACGCTAAAAATGCATTGGTAGAGTACAGTGTTAATTTTGAAGAGAACACTGTTGACGTTAAAAATATATTGGTCAATTACACAAGTAATGTTAAAAATGCATTGGTAGAGTACAGTATTAATTTTGAAGAGCACGTTGTTAACGCTAAAAATGTATTGACCAAGTACAGTGTTAATGTTAAAAATGTATTGGTCGACTACGGTAGTAATTTTAGCGAGTACAGTGTTAATGTTAAAAATGCATTGGTCAAGTACAGTGTTAATGTTAAAAATGCATTGGTAGAGTACAGTGTTAATTTTGAAGAGCACGTTGTTAACGCTAAAAATGTATTGGTCGACTACAGTGTTAATGTTAAAAATGCATTGGTAGAGTACAGTGTTAATTTTGAAGAGCACGTTGTTAACGCTAAAAATGTATTGGTCGACTACACAAGTAATGTTAAAAATGTATTGACCAAGTACACAAGTAATGTTAAAAATGTATTGGTGGAGTACAGTGTTAATTTTAGCGAGTACAGTGTTAATGCTAAAAATGTATTGGTCGACTACGGTAGTAATTTTAGCGAGTACAGTGTTAATGTTAAAAATGTATTGGTCGAGTACATTGATATTGATATGTTTATGTATTTTTTGTAAAAAAGTAACGAGATTATTTAAATGACAATTATTTTTATATTAAATTCTTGTTTTTTATTTTGTTTATAATATTATATATGTTGTATAATAGTAATTTTGACGATTCTGAATTTCAAGATGTAAAAAAGAGAGAATTTAATAGAACGATTGACGATCCTTGTGCAATTCAACAACGAAATGGGGACAATGGTAAGAAATTAAAATTTGTAACAACTAATCATATAGATCTTATTGAAGCAAAAGATAAACTTAATTTTTACGGTATGACTATTAGAGATCAATTGTTTGTGCCGGCGGAAAGTATGGATTCAGATTCTTTTCTAAGATATGGTAAGACAGGTGGAGTATTAACTAATTGTAATATAAAAAACGAATATGGTCAATTACCAATGTCAACGATTCCAGGTAAGTATCAGACAGCACATGGTAATTTAGAAGTAGAAGATGCATTTAGAGTTCCATTATTGGAAACAAATAAACATAGTTGTAATCCTAGGGATAATAATTATCATTCTAGATCATTCTATTTATTTAATGATAAAATAGGTATTGATACACCAAATGCTTTGAAAAGTATAGAGCCACAAGAGTTTGGTCCAAGAGGAGGTGTTAGTTCAAGATTTATTAAACAAAAGAAATAAATTAATAAAAAAAAATATATAAGTTATACTTATATTATACAAGATGAAAGTTAATTACGATTATATAATATTGATTTTAATATTAGGATTGTCTATTTATATTTTAAACGTAAACAAAATATTGGAACATTTTACTTGTACAAAAGAACAAGTTAAAAAGGCATACGAATCATATGTATTTAAACCACGACGTCCAGAACATATGACTTGTGTGACAAAAAAAGATGAGAAAGGAACAGATAAAACTACTTGTACTAATAAAGCGTATAACGACGATGAGATTAAGGCTAATTTTAAAGTAACAGATGTTCCAGAAAATTGTATTTTAGAATTAGTTAAAACATGGAATTGGTAATAGTAAAAAATCCAAATTAAATATTTGTAAATTTTTATTTATTTTGTATATATAAATAAAGATGGAATTTGATAAAAAATATTACACGTGGTTTAGAGTAATCATTACACTTTTAGTTGCACTTGTTTATTTATCTGACAAATTACAAGTGTATTTAGCAAAAGAGATTTATGATTTTTTAATTTTGCACAAGAATGTTATTATAGGGATATATTATCTATATTTAGCATATGATATATATCAATTTAACTGTAAAACAGACTGTAAAACAGATTCTGACACGATTCTGACACGATTCTGACACGATTCTGACACGATTAAAATACACCTCTGTTTTTTAACTCTGCTCTACGTTTTTCTAATGTAACAATTTTAAATATAAATGTATTTTGAAGTGTTTTAGTTACAGGATCTGGATAGTTAGTATCTGATCCAAAATTAAATAAATTTCCCGTACAGTCTCTTATGGAAATAGTCATCTTAGACAAATTAGCTTTTGGTGTTTTGAAATTTTTAACTGTATTTTCATGAATACGTTTATCTATTTGCATAAATCCACCAGTTGTAGTAGGTATAGTAGGTTGTAACATAGCAAAAGAATCTGAAATGTATTTGTCATTTGAAATCATAACATCAGGTATTTCATCTATATCTAATAATAAATATGGTTCCTTGTCTGCATCATTTGTAGCAGGTATTATTCCTTGTATTAATTCAACTGATGAAATATTACGAAATTCAAGTGGAAATGTAATACTGTAATTATTAACATTAGACCATATTGGTATATTATCTGGGTGACTTGGATTTCTATTTCTATCTCTTGATGAAACAGATAAATAATGAGTAAATTCTTCATATTCAATATCAGGTTCTTGAGTTAAACTATGTTTTACGTTATAAGACGGATTATATGCGTTATTAAAATTATTTTGATCATATTGTTTTGTATTATATTCGGAATAACTTGATTTAGAATATCTGTTATAGTGATCACCAAGTCTGTTTGACATATATAATGTAAGTTAATAAAAAAATTTCATATATTATACAATAAAATTTACAAAATTTTAATTTAAACAGAAAAGACTTATAATTTCATGGAAGACAAGGAGTTGTGTTGTATTTGTTTAGATTATACTATAGATTTTGATACTATAAATTTGGATACTATAAATTTGGATATCAAAGATTTGGATACTATAAATTTGGATATCAAAGATTTGGATACTATAAATTTGGATATCAAAGATTTGGATACTATAAATTTGGATATCAAAGATTTGGATACTATAGATTTGGATAAGAGTAATTCAAGTAATTACAAAGTATACAAGGTATACAAGGTATTAAATTGTTGTAGTAATACGATTCATAAATATTGTTTATTGATTTTATTTTTATATGGTTATGAAGATTGTCCATTATGTAGATGTAATATTTGTATTAATGATTATTTTACTCTTGATGATTTTCATGATTTTTATTTATATAGTAAAACGAGTAAAGTTGGTAAAACGAGTAATCTATTAAATAATTTATTGTGGAAATTGTGTAATTCTAACTATTATTATTATTATTATTATTATTATAAAACTATGTTTTCCGGTACCTTACCGATGACATTTTGTCAAGGTACCTTACCGATGACATTTTGTCAAGGTACCTTACCGATGACATTTTGTCAAGGTACCTTACCGATGACATTTTGTCAAGGTAGTTATTTACGTAAAGTAATTTGTATTATGTTAATTATTGTGTGTTTTTATTTTTTGTTATTTTATACTTGTACGTTATTATATTAAAGTTAAAATAACTGTAAAATACAATATTATGAATTTGTTATTATCTAGTCTTTTTATCGTATTATTTTGTATAGATTATTATTTTATATACAATGATACTATAAAAAGGAATAGTCATTTATCAGAAAGGCAACGTGCACATATATTATCAATTAAGGCATCTACTACATTGTTTTTGTTAAGTGTATATTTTAATTACAAGTTTTACAAATCTGGGTTTGATACGGATTTGTATACAAATAATCTTACATCGAGTGATAATTTTATATTAGAATTATCAGTGTTAAATTTAATGTCTTATTTAATTACGGATTGTTATGTTGGTTACAACAAATATCACAAGTATATGTGTACTTTATCTGGGTATACACATCATATTGCGTATATATTTATAAGTATGGCGGCATTAAATATAGATGCATCTAGTTTTTATTTTTTATACATGATTGAAGAATTTCCTACAATGTTTTTAAGTACTGGTAGTTACAATAAAGAATTACGTAAAGATAATATTTTTGGTATTACATTTTTACTTACAAGAATACTATACCATATCTATTTAACTTGGAAATTTAGATCAAATAGTATGTTTTTAATATTGGGTTTATTGTCATTGGGGTTACATACATATTGGTTTAAAAATTGGTTTGTAAAATATATTTGGAATAAATACATAAAAAAAACAAAAAGTGAAACAAAAAGTGAATAAATCAAATTAATTTAAATTAATTTGATTTGATTACAAACTTACAATTTTAAGTTTGAAAACAGTTGAGCCTGATATACCATTGGGGTAAGGTCTATATAGTAGTTGAGGAAGTGAATCATTAGGCCATTGTATATCTAATTGGTCATTATATACACCTTTTACAGATATAATTCTAATAACAGTACCTGGTATATTAGTTGCATCAACTCTACCAATAGTAAATATAGCATGTGTTCTAGATGTATCCGATTCAGAACTAGGTTTAACAAAAACTTGATAAACACCATATTTTTTAGGGAATCCAGTTATTGTAACGGGTGTCGTTGAATTATTATTTAAAGTAACATATGCAGTTACATCTGCTGCAGATCCATTTATAGTATTTAATGTGACATTGTTGGCAATTATATCATTTGCGTGTATATCAGAATAATGTACAATAGATGTATTATCTGAAGGATTTTGATTACTACATACGAATGAGAATTCGTCATGTGATTCGTCCCAAATTAACATTACGAATTCGCAAGGGTATAATGAATATGTAGATGTACTGTCTGGAATTGTTGAAAAATTTAAACCTTCTGTTGGAATTGGGTTACCTAAAACTCCATTCTGATCAGCTGTACTATAAATAGTTGCTATACGTGTAGAACCAGTATAACTACGAATTCTTCTAACTTGATTTTCTCCAGTACCACCAGTTATTTTAATCCAATATCCTGCATAATAATTATCAACATTACTTGCGTCTAAACTAAGATGAACTGTTGTGATAGTATTATCACCAGCTTGTATAGTCGCAGAATGATCTGGATTATCTAAAATAACATCTCCATAAGAACTATCATTAGCTGATTGATAACGTTTTATTGCCAAACCTCCATCTGCAGTTCCAGAAGGTGCGTTATTAACAACTATCATGTTATCATTTATTGTAACAACTGTTGATTCTACGGATGTTGTGACTCCTTTAACATCTAAATTACCATAAATGGTTGTTGTGCTACTTGGAGTACCGATATAAATAGGTATATTCGACGTATTTGTAGCTATTTGTACACCATTATTTATATCTGCACTTTCAATTCTTACAGTTCCATTTGCAGTAAGATATATACCGCCAGTAATACTTGTTGTGCTTAATTTTATAGCATCATTAGTTATACCTGAAGAAGTTATATTTACTCGTGAATTGGTATTACCTGAAACACTAATATTCAAGTCTTGATAGTCAGCTAATGTGGTATTTGTATATATACTTTCAGCTCCATAAGTTGTCATAATAATAGAACCACCAGTTTGAGTAGATGCATCTATCCCACCAGAACCTGCTAACAATGTAATTTTACCTTGGGATAAATATGGTTGTGTTATAGAAATATTACCATTGGTAGTGGTAGTATAAATTTGTAAAGCTGTATTTGTGACATTTGTACCAGAACTTTTTAATACAAGTGCAGAATCACTTGGATTTTCAACACCTATAATCATATTTTGATTGGTTCCGATACTATTAACTAAATAACTTGAACTAGCAGCTTGTGAAACAATTGATATAGGGCCAGATGTATTTGTAATCATTGTAAACCCACCAGAACCAACTAATTGAGACATTGATCCATTTCCTAAACCATCTGCATTAGAAATTTGAATATTACCATTTGTATTTGATGTATTAATAACTAATGCTGTATTTGTTGTATTATTACCTCTACTTTCTATTCGTAATTGAGAATCTGTTATACCACTAAGACTTATTGTGAGATTTTGATTATCACTAGCAGAATTTACATTAAAACTTCCGGAACCATTGTTTGCAGAAATTGATATGTTACCATTTGAAGTAGTTTCTGTTATACCACCCGAACCAGATACAATAGATATTGAACCAGTATTTGTACCTGACAATAATGAAATACCACCATCTGCATTAGATGCTACTATATCTACAGCATTTGATGAATTTAAACCTCCATATAATTGTAATGTACCAACCAATGAATTTACATTTACATTACCTCCTGTACTTTTAAATTCTGCATTTGCACCTACTTGTATAAATACTGTATTACCGCCTGTTACTGTAAAAGGTCCATTATTTGTATCAATATGAGTCTCTGTTAAATTAGTGACTCCGTATAAAGTATTAAGATTTTCATGTACATTAAGAGTTTTTGTAATACCAACGCCACCTGCGATAATTAGTGACCCATTTGTATTACAAGTACTGTTTTCAGTACCACTAATAATACATTTTCTGTTTACATTAATATCACCCCATCCAAATTGTGTAACGTCACTACCTTGTTCCAATGTAATATCACCATGAAATATAGTTGCTAATGGTGTTGACATGTATAATTAATAATTAATTATATATTTTTATCAGATTTTGGACGATGTTAACTTAACTAAAATCCCAGTCTTTTGAAATATTTTTTGACAACATTGCTAATGGTATATTTTCATTACGCATTCCTATAATCTTTTTTGATAACATTGCTAATGGTATATTTTCATCGTCATTACGTATCTTATCTGTTTTATCCGTTTTACCTGTCTTACCCGTCTTACGCATTCCTATAATCTTTTTTTCTTGAACAAATTCTTCATCTAAATTACATTCTAACCCAATTTGTTTTAAATTTGTACCATTTGTACCATTTGTACCATTTGTACCATTTGCAACTGAACATAATTGACCACATCGATCGGATGGACAATAATAAGATTTTTTATTATATTTTTGATAATCTCTAAAAAAATTATAAGATGTTATATAATCATTTAATGAGATTAATTTGTTTATAGTAAAATGTTTATTTGATGTGCTGTCTCCTATAATTTTTTTTGTCGTATTAATAACAAATCCTGAATTATTATAATATCCTGTTTTTGAAAAATCCCTTAATACTCCAGCGTGTGTAGTTACAAATACATTTAAAGATCCTGATCTTTTTTCCAACAAATTAACAAAATATTTATTGAACCATTTTATAAATTGGTGTATATCACCAGGTTCAATACGTTCTTGTGGAAAAGATTCAACAAATGAAAAATCAAAATATTCTAAAATACCAAGTTTTTTTAAATACATTTTTTGTTCTTGTATTGGTAAAATAGCATAACTGGGAGTGATTCGCATTATATCTTTACTCGTTTCTGAATATTTATCATTACTTGATTCGTCAATTTCTCTTAATAATGGAAATACGTATATTTGTTTTGGTGGGTTTTTCCATTTTCTAGTCATATAATAAGCAGTTTCCATACATCTTATCAAAGGAGAGCATCCTACAACATTAAATTTATCCATTTGTAAATTTTCATCGCCAGTTAGATTTGGTAGTTGTCGTAATATTTTATTAATTATACAACCATTGTATATAGATGCTTCTACACCAACATTTGTTAAGACTGGGTCATTTAATGGTACTATATCAGATGTAAATACATTCAAGTTACCATCATTTTTTTTTAAAAATTTATTAGCATTTGTATAAGATATAACACCTTCATCTACTAAATTTGACATGGCATTATGACATCCATAACCGTGTCTTAAAAATGCAAAATTAATATTCATATATAATATATTTATATATAAAAAATTACTTTAATTAAATATTAATAAATGATCTTTCATTGTATTTAACAATGGCTTTTGATTCACCCAGATACCCATAACAGTTTGAAAGTAAACGAATATTTGTATTTGGTATATATCTATCAATAGAGCTATGTGTATGACCATTAATACAAGCAATTAAATGACTAAATGATAATAATTCTGGTATATCACTTGCATATGCACTTGATAGAAAATTTCCATAATAATGTCCATTTGTCAAAAGGTTAGCTCCGTGGTGTGTTAACAATATGGTTGGAGTTGTGTCATTTGACAATTCTTGAATAATATATTTTTTACTCGTATTGAATAATGTTTTGCACATTTCTGGTGTAAATAAAATATCAGGATTTACTGAAACATAAATGTTTTTATAGTCATTTATTTTTCTAGAAACCTGCAAATCAATATCGCTCCATAATAAACTTCCAATTATTTTTATAAAGTCTTTACTGTCTTTTCGGTCTTTAAACTGTTGAAAATATGATACTCTATTTGTTTTAGTATTAAGGTATAAACAATCGTTATCTAAATAATAAACATTATCTGGTAACGAAATTGATTCTAATTCTATATCTTTCATAGATAATAGTTGTTTGTTTTTAATTGAGTAATATTCGTGATTACCATATAATAAAAATACATTTTCCCATTTTTTAGAACAATAATTTATAAATTCTTTGTATATTTTAGTATTTGGATATCCTATATCACCTAATAAACAAATATTTTCACATTCAGATATTTTTGGAATATTAATAATTTTAGATCTTTGTTCTAAATGAATATCTGATACATATTGTAGCTTTACCATTAATATGTTTAATAAATATATATTTTTAAATTTTTTTAAATTTTTTTATATATATTTTTAAATTTTTTATACAATTATTTTTTAAATTGGTAATTCGTTTGATCGGGCACTTGTAGTCATAGCTCTAAAGTTTACAGAACTGCTCAAATATCCTGTAATATTAGTTGATGTATATTTGATTTGGCCATTATTATCAATAGAGAATGTAAATCCAGTAACATCACCAACATACGAACTATTGATAACCCAGTTGCTTAATTTATGAATACCTTTCAAATTATAATAAGCATATTTGTTGGTTGTTTCATCAAGAATTGTTACTGAAACAATAGCATCGAATGCTCTAACAATAGAATTATCAAATACAAATCCAGTAATATTAGTAGCAGAACTTACATTATTAGATGCATTAAAAATACGTTCTCTTGAAATATCTCCAAGACTTGGTGAAACATCCACAGTATTGAAAATGATAGCACCTCCAGTAGCACTTACTCCACCAATAATAGGTAAATAATCGTTTGTAGAAATAGTAACACTACCAGTTGTAACAGTTAAATTATCTTCCATAATAGATGCACCAGTAACATTAAGAGATCCAGCAGTGACAAATCCTTGAAGAATTGAGACACCAGTGACATTAAGAGCACCAGAAGTGACGAATCCTTGAAGAATACTGTCACCAGTGACATTAAGAGCACCAGCAGTAACGGCACCTCGAAGGAATGATTCTCCAGTTACAGCAAGAGCACCAGCAGTAACAGTTCCTTGAAGAATACTGTCACCAGTGACATTAAGAGCACCAGCAGTGACAGCACCTCGGAGGAATGATTCTCCAGTAACAGCAAGAGCACCGGCAGTTACAAATCCTTGAAGAATACTGTCACCAGTGACATTAAGAGCACCAGCAGTGACAGCACCTCGGAGGAATGATTCTCCAGTAACAGCAAGAGCACC